TGGCCGGATAACCCGAAGTCGGCCAAGTTCGGCTTTGACCAGGGAGTCGACTCGGTGCCGTCAAACTTGATGGCGTTGGTTTGCATCCCTTCCTGATTGGCACGGACTCCGCATCCATCATTCCAGGAGCAGGCGCCGGTGGCCCCTGGTAGTAGGGCAAGATGATCCGGTCTATGGTTCCGGGCTATGCCGATATACGACTCCCCGTTCCACTCCCCGGCCACCATGTCATCCTCGGTGAACACACCGACACTGACATCCATGGGCTTGCCCTTCTTGAGGTGGGCCAGTGCCTCGGGCGCAATCCGGGAAATGAGTTCTGGATCAATCCAAACCTCAGCCCGGAGCTTGCCATCGTCCAAGTGGGTGTTGAAGACCCGACCCACGACCTGCTTGTCCAGGACCGATGGCTGGTTGCAGGACACCGGGGTGCCATCATTGTCGACCGGGTGCTGGATAGCCACCGGAATCCCGTCCCAGGAGGCCGGGAAGCGGCCCAACTCGGCAGCATCGTGAAACAGTGGACCATGGGAGCCAGCGTGGACGCCAGATGTCATCATGACCACGGGTAAGACAAAATGTTTCTTGCCACCGAGTGTCTCTTCCCGAATGGTATAGTTCTGTGCCAGTAGGCCGTAATGTTCCATGTTTTCCTCCTGAGTTTTCACTTCCTTCCACTGGCCATGGCAGATGGCTGCCCGCTGATCGTTCTCGGGGTACTCGTCATTCATGGCCGAGTCCCCCATACAACGGGAAATGAAATCATTTTGTTTCTCACCTGACTGTGGCTTGGGGATTGGCATCAGCAATATCCGTACGATTTCCTGACCGATGGGGTGGCGTTCTTGAGCCATCTTGGAATAGGGGATTTTCTTTTAGATTCGACAACCGACTTATGAATTTCTCCAGACGAACCACACGAGTCCCGGTCCGGGCACTCGGTACAGAACAGATCAAGGTATCTGCATGTCTCTGGGGTCAAGCTGCCCATTCAACCTCCCAAAAAGAAAAGCCGGGTCCCATTGTTGGGGACCGGCCTCGGTTCTTCCGATGATCCTGTGGTCTTGGCCCTGCTATGTCAATCGGCCTGGGTTCTTCCCATAGCCTTCAAACTTATAATAAAATGTTCTCCGAAAAACACCTAAGATTATTTTTTGTTGTTCTTTCCATTGCCATTGCCTCCAGGTGGTAGGAGTTTCTCGTTTTTGTTTGCAAGCACGAGCTTCCCGGCCTCGTACCGGGAAATGACCTCGCCGTAGCGCTTGTTGTCCACCATGTCACGGTGGTTCTGGAGCAGGAATTGTTCGTCTGGGGTGAGGAGGGTCATTGGTTAGCCTGCTGAGTTTGTTTTCTTTCTTTTCTTTCTTTTCTTTCCTTAGCTCTTTTTCTTAATTTTTCTCTGGTTTCTTCGGATACAATATGTCCCATATTTCGCTCACTCATTTTTTGACGAGATTCAAGAGAGTGTTTCTTTCCGAGATTAGCGGCTCTTAATTTTTATTTAGTCTCTTCGGTTAAAACTGCTCCTTTTCTTGGTGATGGCTTACCTTTATGACCTTCGCTGTTTTTCCTTTTGGCCTCTTCTGTCTGAGGAATACCCTTATTCCATGCAATTTGACCAAGATGAGCAAGACGATTCTTTTGCTTTGCTTCTTCGGTATGTTTTGCCCCAGAACGAGAGCATCTTCCCCCAGGAAGAGCCTCATTTCTAATTTTTTCTTTTGTCTCATCAGTATGAATAATGAAATGTTTCCCAATATTGGCAAGACTAAGTTTTCTACGATGCTCCTTAGAAATGGATTTGCCACGATGAGATTGGCTCATTTTTTGTCGAGTTTCTTTTGTATGTTTAGAACCTTGTTTAGCCCTTCTTATTCTTTCTCTTATTTCCAAAGATAGATTTACCCCTCCATCACCCCCATCAGTCCCATTTGCTAAACAACCAGTGCCTAAGTCTATCCTACCATATTCCTTAATAGCCTCTATTTCGAGTTCGAATGCCTCTTGTTCTGTTAATCCATCAATAAAAATATCCTCGACAAAATCTAATCCTCGTCTCCAGAGCTTATGAATAACTCTAATTTTTATTGTTTTTCTTCCTGGTTTATGCAATAGAGTAAGTGCTTCTTTTCTGTGGTCACTGGATCTGCCATTACTTCCTTTGCCGATATAAAAAGGTTGACCAAGATCTGGGTCTAGAAAGTCGACTTTATCTGGCCGACGGAGATAGTAAAGATAGAATTTATGTTTACTTTGAGTCATTTTTTCTCCATTGGTACGATGAGCCATGCGCAACGGCAGTGGGGGTGAACAGGCAGTATATTCCAGGCTTCAGCTATAGAATATCTCTTACCTTGAAGGCCGACACAAACCGGGCAGACATTGAACCCGGCATTGACAAACTCAACTTCTGCTGTGACCCCAGCAGCCCCCCATTGCAATGCCTCTTGAAGGGTTCCATAAGCATGAGCACGAATAATTTCTGTACGGGCTAACATTCTAGCCCTTCTTTCTGCTGGGATAAATCTTCCAAGAGAGTCAAAAATTCCAAATTCAGAAGCACCCTTGCCATCAATCGTAGCCAGAATCTTCTTAGCTAATGGAATGGGATTATCACCATCTGCTAACCCCTGAGCCAATATTGCAGATATCTTAGAATCCATATCTTGTGTTATGTTTTTCAACTGATCGAATGCCCTGCTATAAGCAACTCCGACACGAGTTATATGAAACGGAGTCGACATACTGGCCACTATCCCACCCGTGCCCTCCAGGGCCGGGACCGGGTAGCCGGCCTTGCCCATCTCATAGCGGGCACGCTGGACACCCCTCTGATATGAATCTTTTACAAAAAGATCAGTCCAGGCCTCCTCGGTGGCCTGGCCGAACTGCGGGATGCGCATCGTCTCCAGGATACCCAGTTCCTCCTGCTTCCTGAGCCATTTCATGAATGCCTCTTTCTTGGCCTGGGTCGTGGGGAAGTCGAAGTTGCGGAAGGTCGGCGGCTCGGGGTCGGCAAACACCCTGAACCCGGCGGGATTGGTGAAGCCGAAGCAGTCACGGTCAACAACGGCCGTCCGGATGGCGGCCTTCAGCTTGTTGAACCGCTTCCGGATTTCCCGCTCGAAGCTGTCCCTCAGCACCTGTGTCCGGGTCGGGTCCACACGCTGGGCACGGACATGAATGGAGGGGTAGTTGGGGAGGAGGCGGGGCTGGGAGTGGGTGGAGATGTTAGCTCCAAGATCAATTTGTCTTATTTCGTTGACATTGGTCCATAACTCACCAGCACCGCTACGGCTTGGGATAATGTTATTCAATTCGGATCGATATTTATAAATTGACTCGACCCCAAATCTCTTTTGATATGCCTCTGCCTGTTTCCTATTGCCAAAAAACGAAACAACTTCTCCCTGTCCACCATGGGCTGGGCCAACACGATATAAATCTATTTGTTCCGGAAGATATTGAGATTTAAAATATTCGACCTGAAGAGCCCGTTGTAATAGTGGATTCCTCCTTGCTGTATTATATGCATGCTCTTTGGCATCGCCATCCGACCCCCTCGTCCATAGGTCGGAATGCCTGTTAAATATACCTACGTCGGCGTCATTGCTATCCAAATAGTTTTTTGCAGCTTCTACAGTCCATAATGACTTAACTATTCCTCCCCCAGAACAGAACCGCTCCTGCTCATCATGGCAGGGGTTGAAGTGGACGGCAGGCCGCTTCCTTCTGGAAAGGCGCTGGGTGGCGGTGAGGGTGATCATCTACTTGCTATTCCCTGACCATATTCTTTCTCGGCCCACCATTGGGCCTTGACCAAATCAAGATCATAATCATAGCATAAATGAAGCCATGGGGGTAGTCCCCAAGTCTTGCATTTAGGACAATAAAAATCTTTCTGTTTCTTGCTCACTTTCTCAAACTCTCCTCATAGGCCAGGAACCGGAGCTGCTCGTCGTAAAGAGGAGCATCCTCAAGCCGGACGCCGATCTTCCTAATGAGTCTGGCCTTCTCCCGTTCCCGGCGCTCACGCAGGCGGCGGTGGGTAATATGGTTGGGTTTGAGTTGGAGTATGGTCATTCTGTCTCAGGTTCTTCTTTTTCGTCCGCAGGCTTCACCCCACCCTCCGGAATCTCTGGCCCCTCAGGCAGTTCCGCCTCTTCCTTCTTTGCATCAGCAAGGGCCTGCGCCAACTCCTCCTCGATGAGCTCAATCTGCTCATCGTCCAGGGCCAGGCCGACCCGGTAGAACGACTTGGCCGGGATCACGGACGGAGCGCCAGGGCTGGAGGCATACTTGGCAATGGCCTCAGTCCTGCGCACCCCGATCTCGACCTTCTCCTTCTCGGACATGGCGAACAGGTCGAGCCACCGGATGGAGTAGCCACCCTCCCCAGCCTCGGGCAGGATTTTCCAACCGATGAGCCGGTCAACGAACGGCCTGATGATGGAGGGTTCGGCAAACTCTTCACGCCGACCCTGGATGGTGGCCTGCCAGCTCTCGTTGTCCTGGGAACTGGCCAATTCCCCTCTCTCAGACCCGGTCAGAATGCGCTTGGGGATCTGGGTTTCGGCAGAGATGAGCTGGATCTGGGTGTCGATGTGGCCTTGGGGATCAGCTACCTGCTGGGCCAGAGACTCCAGCTTGCCGCCCTGCAACTCCAAGATGCGGCGCAGGTTGTGCTCATACTCGTCGAACACGTCGATCAAGGTATCCCGCATGGTCTGGGTCATGTTGAACTCGGGATCCATGTTGAAGGCATAGCCGGGGCGGGCACCCCGCCAGAACATCTCGGCACTGCCGCCGGCGATCTTCTCCACATCCTTGAGACGGTTGAACACCGCCTCCAGCCTGGGGGTACCTTCAATATCGGATTCCAGGGAACCGTCTGATACATGGATGACCCGGGAGTGGTGAACCTGAAGGGTGACCATGGCATTGGACAGCAGGTCAGTATTGGTCAACTGGTACAGGTTGGGTAGTCCGTAGCGGGGGTTGGAAGTGTCTGTCTCATATTGGAGGATCATGGCGTGACCCTCACCATAGGGCCGAACATAGAGTAGGTCGTGCTTGACCCCTTGTACTGGCTGCATCTGGTCGGTGACGGTCTTAGCATCGGACAGACCCAGGAACAGCACCCCGTAGCGGCCCAGACCGGTCAGGCGGTCGAGACGGGCAAACACCGAGCGGAGTGATAGCTTGTCATACAACTCGGCCCAAGCCTTTTCGAGTTTGGTCTCGGTGTCGTCGTCCGATTCCAGCAGATCGAAGCCGCCCCGCCAGGTGGCCGACACGGGACGATCGATGACCGCCTTGGCCAGCTCCTGTCTTTCATACTGGGCCACAAAGTCCTCATACTTGAGTTGGGTGCTGTAGCCCAGAGCGGTGTACAGATTGCGGTCACCGCCGTAATCATATCCGAGCTTCTGGAACATCATGGCCCGGGAGACGAGGGCAGAGAGGATTTGGAGTTGGTTGTCTGACTTGGCGGTTATCGGGATAGCTTTGGACTTTTGGGTCATAGGTATTCCCCTGGCCAGG